AGTGCAAGCGGATAAGAAGATGCAAGAACTGCTGGTCAGTGTGGCTGACAACTTCTGGTATCACTCAGTCGAGACCGGGATCATGCCGGAGGATCTCGCACCGAGCCTGGATAGTGCAGAGCGGATTATCAAACTGCCGGGCAAGGTTCTCGCCACCTCACCAGACACGGTCGAAGCGATTGACGAAGCGAGCCTCGAATATCTCGAAGCAGGAGAAGCACGCAAAGTCGCAGACAAACGCGTGGAGGCAGCGAAGGCGCTTCTTATCGCAGTGCTCGAAGACGCTGACCAAGCGACCACCGAGGACTTCTCGCTCACTTATGGAGAGCGAACCCGCAAGAGTTATGTGGTAAACGAAGCCGTCTTCAGGGTCTTACGAGTGAAACGAACCAAAGGAGGGAAGTGATGGGGTACCACGATTGGGTCACGCCTGCCGCCGAAGCCGTCTACGCACTGAAGGAACTGCTCGAAGATGTGGCGAGCCTTCGGATCCAGGACGGAACCGTGGCCAACACCGAGGCCAGGAGACTAGCCGCCAACATTCTTGAAGAAGTGACGAGGGGGACCAACCACTTCGCAGCAGTTGCGGCTGAGGGATACAGGAAACTTGAAGAGAGAAATAAGAGGCTGCATCGGTCTCAGGAACGAAGAAGGGAACAACGATGAACGAAACTGAGCCAAACGCTTGGGCGGACTACCCGGTGGAGGAATCTTGGAGGAGCCCAAAGTGGTCCAAGGTATTGAAAGCGCTGCTTCAGGCACAAGAAAACACGAGAGTGGTAAAGCAGGACGGAGCCAATCCGTTTCATAAGAGCAGGTACTCGACGCTCGCTGAGTCGTGGAGCACTTGCAAGCAGCCGCTCCATGACGCTGGGCTGGTGCTCTTCCACAGGCTGATCGCAGACAGTCGAGGAGATATCATGCGCACCGTGGTTGCGCACGCAGAGAGTGGGGAGTGGATCTCGTCCGAGTACCGCCTGCTGCTCAAAGATCAGACTGCGCAAGGACAGGGGAGCGCCATCACTTATGGGCGAAGATACTCGCTTCAGGCGCTGCTCTCGATGGTCACCGGAGAAGAGGACGATGACGGCGAATCGACCATGAGGCGAGGCAAAGGCAGCGCCCAGCCTCGCACTGCGGCTCCTGTGCGCCCCGCAGAGCCTCGCAAAGAGGTGGCCCCGACTCCCAGCACTCAGGGAAAAAAGCCCCGGGAGAAGCGGCCTGATCCGCCGCCCTATGCTCTCGACAGCCGCCAAGACTGGGACGCTCACCTCGTTCGCAGTCTCGTCGTGACCACTGCGATGGGGCTCGCCAAATGGACGATCATGAACAACCCTCGAAGGAAACTGGTGATAGCCAGAATGCGTGAAGAGGGCGTGACCACCGCGGAGGAGTTCTGGGATCTGGTCGAGAAGGCGATGCTCCCCTTCGATCTCTCCGTGACCGAGGGCTGGTCACCCGGTGGTAAGAGTCTCGAAACCTTTGTCCGAGTCCCCTTGCGTGGCTCCCCTGACCACTTTACCAAGGCGAAAGAGGGACACTACAAACCGAAGTCCGGTGAGGAAACTACTCCGAAGGGCCCGTCTGCCCTCGACCGTGCGCTTGAGGGGGGGGAATGAAGAATCGAGCGAACAAACACAAGGAAGAGGTCGAGGAGTTAGTCCACAGACTCACCGAAATCGTGAAGTCGGATTCCGACAGCGGTTCCGGAAAAGCGGTCGAAGGTCTGATGGTTTCTCTGTGGGGAATAATCCGACACAAACAAAGTGCGATCACCGAACAAGCAATGGCACAACTCGTTTCGGAGTTGGGGAAAAAGTTTGAGGAGATACATCGAAGACTAGATGTCATCGAACAGAGCGACCACGAAGGAGGGGGGGGGCAGCAGTGATAATATCAATGCCATCAATCGAAGTCGATAATGCGTACAGGCGCAGACTCGCTATATATATGGATCGTGATTCCCCTCCAGGAACCTTGGCAACCAGAAAAGAACTGCGGGCTCACCATGAACAGGTTGGCGAGTCTGAAGATGACGACATCTGGATGGAGACCAATGACCAATACGAAGCAGAACAAAAAGGAAGGGGGACGGGCCAATGACTCCCTCGCCAAGAGACTTCTTATCCGGTGCTAGGAGCGTTGGGGTGGTCGTCGATCCTGACAGCGGGCGAGAAGTTGAAGTCTACGCTTATCCGGGGGCGGTCCTGCTGGTAACTAATCGAGCGCAGCCCTGGCCCATGATCTGGTGGGAGGGAGGCGACCCCAAGAGACTTACGGGATACCACAAAGATCTGACCATGCGAGAAACTTACAGCACGGTCGTCCCGCTAGACAAAGTGCTGTCCGGGCTTTCTGGGCTTGTCGCCCCATGCACGATGGACGAGGTGATGGGCAAACCCTCTGCCCGTGCAGCGGTGCGTCTTTATAACAAAGCGAGAGAGTTGGCACAGACGCTGACGCTCACCAAGGAGATAACAGAACCTTGGGCGGATCTTATTGATGAAGACCTCGCAAAGCGGGGACGGTGGTCGTGGGATCTCCTCCTATGGGTGTCCCGGACGGGCAAGAGCAGACTCAAGGAGAGGAATCACCTCCCCACCCTGGATATGTTTAGAAGTAACTCGTAAGACTCGCCAGCCGTCCACCGTTGCAGCGTTATACTTATCGCAGTCTTTATGAAATCCGACCGGGGAGGTGTGTCGTCCAATCCTTGGGCCAAACACGCCTCCCTCTACCTCAAGGGCAACCATCTGGTCGGGCCAGCAGAAGTCGAACCTCCACTTACGGGTGGCGTGGAATCGGTGCTCCACTTCAGGGCGAGGAAGACCAGAGGCTGCAATCTGAAGAGTCACCTTCCGCTCCAGCGTGCTCTGCTTCGGCGAGCAGCCCTCCAGGCTAATCACCTGTACGCCTCGTTTTGGCCTGCGCCTCTTACTTGGCAAGGGCGTGGTCATGCACTGCACGAGCAAGCACGAAGGCGACCAGGGCCGTCTGGATACCATCAATAGCGTCTTGGCCGAGGCCGATATTTGGTCCCCACACCACTGTCAGGATCAGGAGCAGGGTCGCTTGGGCTTTGCGACTCACGAGAATATCAGTCAGCAACTTGGGCATTGGAAGCCCCCCTTCGTTTCATGTAAGAGAACACTGCCAATGCGGACAGCACGGCAGTTAGCACCTCGGCTGCCGGGAACGGCAGAAGAGCCACCCCAGTCCGCACTCCCTCAACGATCTGCTCAGTAGTGGTGTCGGCCCCGGCTGCCCCCAGTTCCCCGCCACTTGCAATGGTCCCCACATCCCCGAGGAATCCGCTGAGGCCAGCGCAACCGGGAACCGCCACCACTAATAGGCAGGCTAATCCCGTCAAAAAAAAGATTGAAGATCTTCTGTCAGGAATGATTCCCCGCGGCGTATGCGTCATGATATTTTCCTGCCTCTTATCCATTCCGCCTCTTATTTTTTTCCCTTGGAACGCCTGTGGGCGAGGGCCTTCTGCATCAGGCTACCCAGCGAACTCCTTCCGCCCTTGATCTGGATCCCAGTGCCAAACAAGCCCCCCCTACGCCTCCGACTACTAGCAGCGGCTGCTGGCCCCCGAGTAGCACTTCCTGCTGGCTTCGGCTTCGGCTTCGGCTTCGGCTTCGGCTTCAGCGCCCTGCTCGGGGCTCTCCTGACCGTGCCGCCGGGTTTCCTCTTGCCGGGTTTCGTCTTATACAGACCTCCGCCGCTTGGTTTTCTTTTCTTAATCATTACGCACTCCTTTCATTCCGCCTCTTATCCTGGGCGCTTCGAGGCCCGGCACTCCACCATGGCATCTTTGAGTTCCTGTCTGCTCTCCACTATATGATGTGCAAGCGAGTCTAACACCTGGGTGTTGTTACGAATAGTGTGCGTGCTGGCCCGTATAGCCTCTTCCACTGCCTTCCACCGCTCCAGTTGCAGAGCCTGCGAGACGGCGGTGTCACCGTGGCTCGCCGGAGAGTGGACATTGCCGTTCCGGTGCTTCAGGAATCCGAGTATCTCCCTTACCAGAAGCACGGCAACCAACCCACCAACACCTACCTGATAAGCGATATCGTCCATCTCTTATTCCTCACCAATCCCAGCAACGCCCGCCATACGACGGTGTATAGGCTTAAAGTTAGCAAAGAAGTCGTCCCCGCCCTGGATAAGAGACGGCCCAACATCCAGAGCGAGCCGTGTCTGGATCAAGTTCTGGAATGCGAACATTCTCCGGGCCGCATCTACCTCGTATCCGCTGACATCGTCGGCAGTGAACATCTTGGGGAATGATCCAGCGACAGTCAGCATATCCTTCGCCGTTCCAAAGGTGGGGCCCATCAAGGCGTCCATTTTGTTACGAGACGAGTACCGTGACAAGGGTCCACTGTCAGCGAACTGGGACAGGCCAAGGCCGAAGGTCTTCTCGAAGATAGCATTCGTCTCACTCAGGATTCCAAGGCCACCGCCTCTGTCCATGCCCTCGACAATGAACTTGGAGATGTCATTTTCGTAGCGGAATGGGTCACGGCCACCGAGCCACTCCTTGCCTGCGTAGACGAACCCTCCAAGAGACGACAGCCCGGCCAAGAGGATTACCTGGGAGATATCTCCATACTCCAGTCCTCGCTGAAGCCCAGAGATAAGCACGCTGTTAGTGGCTGCGAAACTGAAGGACTTGAACTGGAAGAGGAGTTTCCCTATAGCGGAAGAGGTTGCGATAAGAGGCAGGTCACCAGCATTCGGGGTAACGATTGTCCGGTTCACCGCCTGCATAATCGCCATGTAGTATTGCTCCTTCAGGAACGCAACTTCGTCTGCTCTTAGCCCGTCAATCGGCCCGTCCCAGAGATCTACTCGGCTGTGGTAGAAGTCTCCACCAAACAGGTCCGCTCCAGTCTCTCCGACTACTCCATGCACTCGGGCGACGAGTGTGGCCATTTCCGTGTCGATCCCGAACTGGCCGAGCATCTCCAGTTCAAAAGCGCTTGCGGTTCCTGCGCGCACCTTCCGGCTTATCTCGATCACCCTGCTCTGGAGTGCCGTGGCCGCCACCGCCTTGTTCACTGCATTCCAATACTGGATTCCTGACCACTTACCGAACTTGCGGGCGCTCCACTCCAAGCCCTTCTCGGCTTTTGTCTGCTCGATCTGCATTGGATTGTCGTCAAGGAAGTAGAGTTTTCTTACCCGCTCCTCACCTAGCACGGTCTCCGCAGCGTAGATCAGTTTAGCGATGTCGGCTCTCGCAACATCGTCGTTGAGGATCTCGGCCTTTAGCATTTTGGCCCAGGCCGTGAGGTAGGGGCGGAGACCAGCCACGGAGATCCCCATTGCGAGGTCGGGAATCGAACTCAGGGTCACGCCCCCCATGAATCGAATGTAGTTGAAGTCCTTCGCCGCCTTGGCGAGTCTCATTCCGTAGCCCACAGCGTCAGTATTGATGCCGTGAGTGTTGAGGATTCGATCCTTCATGGCCTGCAAGTCCATTGCGGTCTGGTGGAAGCGCTTCTCCAGCCTCTTAACCTCCGCATCGTTCCCGGCTGTTCTGGCCGCTGCCACCTTCTTCTCATACGCTCGTCTGATAACAGCAAGGTGCGGCTCAAGAGAGAGAGCGTCGCCACTGGTTTCCGAGCGGACCTGTTCGGTGGCCGCTCTGGCCCTCCCTGCCATGGCCTCCATCTCCTCACCCGACGACCCTCTCCGTTTTGGATAAGCGTAAGAGTGCGGCTCGTAGCCATCGGCTGGCCGCCCCCTGGAGGAGGCGTCAGTCGGCACCCCCAGGTCAGCGGAAATAGCACGAAGTTCCTGGGTTGCTGAATCGAACTCGCTTTCTGCTCGGGCGACCCCGTGACGAGCGGCACGAAGGCCCCCCTGGGCCCCTGCGACCTCCGTTCTGGCGGGAGCACCACCAGGGTCGGCCTCATCCAGAGCCCCCCTAGCGGCCCTGACGGCGCCCTCCTGGCCTCTCGCTGCCATGAGATCCTGCACGCCTTGAGTCAGTTTGGGGAAGCCCGGTATCTCCGGCAGGTCTCCAGTCTGTTCAGCCCGGCCAATAGCCTCACTGATAAGGCTCTCCAGCATTTGATTGGGGTCGGTCTCGCCCCCGGCAGCCCGCGTTGCCGCTTCGATCCGGGCTCGCCCCCCTCTTATCTTCCCAAGTGCAGCCTCGATCTCCGGGCGGTTACCAGCAATGGTCTCGGCGTCGAACAGGCCGCCGAGGCCAAGCGCTTCGAGGTCTGAGTTTATCTGTCGCCCTTCGTTGTGCTGGAAGTACTCTGGCTCCCGCCCTCGGACGGAGGGGTCGGAGGCGCCCCTTGAGAAAGTGTTTGTTCCCCGCCCGGCTTCGATGGAGGAGGAGTGGTCTGGGGTTCGGTAGGACTTGAGAAGTTCTGGGTTAACTTGGAGTCCGTACCGGGCTGCTGCAACTTCGTCGGCGGCATCCATTCTGGGTAAGAGTTTCCTGACAACTGCCTGAACCCTTGCTTTGACAGCCTTTCCACCAGGGCCCTTCCACGGGGCGTCGAGATATCCTTCTCCATTTGGATTCACACTCCAATCGTTTTCTAATCTGTTACCAACATAAGTGAAGCCTTCGTATTCGACCATCCCTGCTTCTGGGCGCCCCTTGTTCCACTCGGCCAGCGACCTCTTAACGGTGAGCGTCGCCTCGTGGAGTCTTGGAAAGAGGTTAGCGTCAATCTCCGTGCGCTTCTGACCGCTCCCTGTCTTCGAGTCCGGGAACCAGTTCAGCCCCCCTCTCTCCGTGGTGATATAGATCCCAAGACCCTCCGGGCTCTGCTGCTCAAACCGAAGCCTCTTAGCGAGCGGGCCGAGCGTCTCGAAATGAGTACGGAGATCAGCGAGCGAGTCCCTGTCCCACACCGCACCCTCGGGCAACATGAGTGTATAGCCATTGTGCAGTTTTGAGTTCGTCAGGTCCGGCGGAACGATCCGGCTCCAGGTAATCGAGTCGAGCCTGTAGAGCGCAGCGGTGGCTGCTGCCCATTGGTTGCCAGCGTTGACCGTGTGTACTCCGTCGTTGAGCACTCCTGCGAGCGCTTTGATTATCGCCTTCGAGATGTGCTTTCCGCCCTGCTCCAGGTTGGTTTTGGTGATCCACTCCTCCGCCTCCCTTCTGACCGCTGACGGAATGACCTGATTCGGTAAGAAGAGACGGGTGGTGCCAGTCACCCCAGGCGTGACCGACGAGAGCCCCGGCAGCCCAAGTTCGAGGAGAACAGCGTCTGCCCCTGGAGCGTTATGCCCACTCCGTGCGCTGCTACCCGTAGCCCTTACGAGGGAATAACTATAAGGAACGCTCGTTCCGAGGGCTTTGTGGGCTTCGCTCCCTCGCTCGTCAACTCCTCTGAGGGTGTCTCGATAAGAGGCGGCGATGACTTCTTTGCTGGAGCCGTCGTCTGCCCCGACCCTTTCCGCTGTCCCCCTGACCTCTTCGTGCTTTTTGATTTTCCCATTGCTGACCCACTCCCTAACTTTCATGAGCACAGGCGAGCGCAACTGCGCCCCCTTGCCGTAAGTGTCATCGTAAATGAAGACACGATACCCGTCGCCTTCGCCCTTTGTGATCGAGTGCTTGCCCATCTTATGTCGCTTCAGCAAGTTCTTGATCTGAGTAGCACTGAGCGACTCATCGAACTCGACGATCTGAAGCGCTTGTTTACCAGACTGACGCACACGGAAGGTGAGGACATTATCGTGGCCACCAGCCAGTCCCATTCTCGCACCAGCCGCCCGTAGCCTGTCGTCGTTACCTGTCCGCAACTCGACGACCTGGGTAGCATGACCACGGTTCCCCTTGGGGGTGACCGCACCGTCCACTCTTATCACTTTCGCCTCTTCGGACACAACACGACGCACAGCCTCAGTTGACCGGGCGTGGGCCTCGCCCCCAACTTCCTTGAGAGCGTGGTCGAGAGTTGCGTGGCCAGTGTCGCCTTTGGTTGTTGCAATCACATAAGAGTCAGTCTGGAAGTCCGACACGGCACGGTTACGCAGCGCAGCGATCTGCACCCTTATATTGTCCGGCAGGCCCTCCAGGCCATGCAAGTGCGTGGAGGAGGGGCCCGGCGTGAACGGATGGTTCGCCCTCCACGGATACCCCTCTTCAAGAAGGTTGTGATAAACCATGGGGTCAGACTCGCCCGCCTCGATGAAGCGATGCGTTGTCCATAACATCGCTTGTACTTGCCAGGGCTTCCAGTCCGTCACTCCACGATAAGCGTCTTCATTGAGTTCGTCGGTCAGCATCTCAACCATGTCAGTCATGAACTTGTAGTCTTTGCCACTATCAAGGGAGCGAGTGGAATCCGAATAGTTCAAGTGCTTCTTGGACTTGCGCTCCGCATTCCTGGCTTTACGCAACTCCTTCGAGTCACCTTTCGCGCCTAGAGTTTCCATGTGAGTCTGGAACCGCCTCAGACGATCATTGAACTTTGCGGGAGTATCCTGCGCTCCGGTCTTGCCAAACTGGAAGTGTCGGAACATCCAAACATCCGCTACCACATCGTGCAGTTCTTCCTGCCAGTGACCTTGCATTTCTTCTCTGAAGACATCGTACTGGAGCGCACGGTGAATCGTGCGAGCAAAGGAAGCGGTCTTGAATGCGTTTCGCTTCCCTGAACTGAGCCTGATAGACCAGTCCTTGTCGCCGAGCCGGACCGCTCGTCCAGCGGCGTCATATCCAAGAACAATCTTCTCCAACTTAGGCTTCAAGGTGAGAGGGAACGCATGGGACGGGAACAAGTTTGTCACGCCCGACTTGAGGTTTGGCAGGTTCATTATCTTGGCCACGGTGTCTAATGCGTTACCGAGGTTCTGCTTTGGGTTGGTGTTAGCCGAGGTGATCGCCAGGATATCAATGAACATCGACGCCTGAAGTAGGTCTCCTTGGAACGCCTCAAGGATTCCGGCAGAGGAATCTTCGTACCAGAACCGGGCAGCCTCGTCCGCCTTGTCGTGGAAGAGCATCCTCTTACTGTTCGCTTGCAGGGCGAGCATCATTGATTTCAGTTGCTTGGGCGAGACCTGCTTGATCCCTGCCTGAGTGGCCTGTCCCATCGGCACAGTCCAGCCAAGCCTTGCCAGCACCTTTGCCACCGCAGCGTTCGGGGTGACCTTCTTGCCGTCAATAAGAGATTCAACCTCATCCATGATCTTCTGGATGACCTCGCTGGTCTGGTATAGATCTGCGACTGTGCGATGCTTGTTATAGAGTAGGGCGTTCCTCTTGACATGGACCTCGCCCTCTCGTGTGGCGCCAATGAACACAATGTCATCAATATGAACGATCTCATGGACAGCGACGCCCGGCTGTGTGCCCTCTGCTTTGGCCATCCAGGCATCCGAGGGCTGCTCGAATGAGAAGTCGCTGTCATCCCTGACAGGCTTCAAGGTCTTCTTGCCCTTGGTCTCATGGTACGCTACATCGTGTATCTTCGACCCCTTGGGGGCTCCACGAACTCCGTAAGGGCTCGGAGCACCGGGGGCAGTCTCGGAGAACGCTTGAGGATGGTGGATCGTAGCGGACAACATGGACCTGTCACCCATACTGAGCATGGCGGCCCGTTTTGCCTTCAAGGTTATCGCAGTGTCTGGTGAGCCAGTCCCAGCAGTGGGGTATCTGAAGTCATGCTCTGCGCTCCGTTTGTTGCTTAGGAAGTCTCGCCACCGAGCAACCGGAACCAGACCTGACGGATAAAGGACTCGAAGCGCTGATTTCAGTTGCGCTTGATATTGACCATACTCCTCAAGCAGACCGGGCACGATGTCTCTAATGTTCTCCAGGTCCATCAGGCGACCATCATGCTCCCACTCTCTGAGGGTCGAGCCGTGGTCAGCACTGCTAGTTTTCACGCTCCCGAACCCGTGGGGGTCCATCCTGCTACCCTTGCCGAATACGGGCTCCCACTGCTCCTTATGGAACTTGGCGTCCCATTCTTTCCAAGCCTTGTCGAGAGCAGCCTCTCTCTTGAGCCTGACTTCAGTAGGGAGTTTCTCATTCTGGAGTATTTTGAGTTCAATACCTTTCAGGGCACTCTCCTTGGACCATATCTTACTCAAGCGGACATTGTCCTCGAACTGCCCCAGGCGAATGTCGAGGCTTTCCGGGTTGCGATAGCCCTCCCCAATGAGATCCATGATAGCCCGGGCGACCAGCCCGCCTTCCTTGTGACCCTTCCAGGACTGCTTGTTGATTAGTCCAGTCAGGTTGTACCAAGGGAGTAGTGGATAGCCGCCGGGCTCTCCGCTCCCCCTGTCAATTGCGTGTCTTGCATACTTGTATGACGACAACGACCACGCAAGGAACTCAGCCTCGGCGTCGGTGAGGGCGCCGCCACCTTTCCTCTTTGCCACTAAGTCCCTGCTCGCCTCGGTCAGCCGGGCGTCTCTCGCCCTGTGGTAAACTGTCGAGTTTGACATATCAGACGCAAGCGAACTGAGCAGTCCACCTTGCACTTTCGGGGTGTTCTCCAGCGCCGCTCGTATCTCTACTTTGAAGTCTTTGAGCACCTTGACCGTGGCGGCTTTGTCGATCTCAGGCATCCCCTCCCCAACCTGATGGATAACATAATCCCAGTCAGACATTACTTGCTTGATAAAAGCCGCATTGAAAACTTCGTAGTCGAGGGAGCGAGCCAGAAGGTTTTCGTCAGTGATGGCAACACCAGTGTTTCGGGTGATATAGTACTCGCTCACAGCAGGGTCAATCCCCGTAGTGCCGTCCCCACGAACCCCAAGATCAATCTCACCACCGACAAGGAACGGCTTGCCGCTTCTCTGCCCACGCAGCGCCCATTGCAAGTAGACTTCGATATCTTCTTTCTGGCGATGCAGCCCTTGGAAATCAAGGAAGGCGAACCTCTTGTCAGCGAGGCGGGCGACCTCGCCATAAACTATTTGCTGTGTGTTATGGATCTTGCTTTCAACTTTTGGGGCGTACCCCATCGCAGATACTTGTACCTGCTCCTCGTCCACTCCATCAATGTAGCGCAGCACCTTCTCATGAGGGACGAGAGTCTCATCTGGCAACTCTTCTACCGGGAATGACTCCCTTCTTTCTCCGGCTGGCCTGAGCGCATAGGTGCCTTCGTGCCACTGGTCAATCTTTACCGTGTCAACGCCCTTGTATCCGGACTCTCGCAGGGCTCCGGCTGTGATGGGCAGCCCAAACTCCTCGGCCGTGCCAGGGAAGTTCGGGTGGACAACCTCCCCCCTGGTCCCTTCTAGATCATCTTCAACTTTTCCGGTCTTCCAAAACAGATCTCGAACCGGAGTGTTCGGCAGACTTGACCGAGGGTGAGTTCCCGTACCCTCTATGTTGTCGGGAGTCCCGAAGACTCTAAGAAGAATATCAGGGCTGTGTACTGCACGGGCAGCAAGCGACCCATGGTCTTCTCCCTCTATATGAGGCACTTCGCTCTCGGTCTGGAAATATTGTCTGGCCTTCTTCGGCGAGCCTTGGCTGGCACGGAAGGCAATAAGAGGCTCGGAGGTCTGCCGGAGTTCGGTTGGCGGGTCGGTCAGCGAGGCAGTGTAGTTACCCGTATCATAGTCGAAATCCACGACAGCGTTATCGACGCGCAGAGGTCTGCCACTCTGAACGGTATCTTTGACAAGAGCATTCCACTCAGCAAGGGGCATTGATCTTCCCCGACCGTGGAAAGGCAGTTTTTCTTTGGCGTTAGGGGAGTAGCCATCGAAGAAATAGAGGTCAGGCTCCGCCACATGGAATCCTGGCTCAAGTTCCCCTCGCTCAAACAGCCCGAACATCTCATCTGGCTCGGAGTGTGTGCGCTTGAATGAGTCGTCGGCTACTTGTTTCATCGCTGCTGGGAGTTCGGCCTCTGTGGTTTGGCGAGCCTTTTCAATAACACTATCGGCCTCGGCCTTCTTTGGTCGATAGCCAGCGCCAGCGCCCTCTGGATCATCATGCGGGAAGACGAACCCTTTGCGCTGATACCACGCCTTGAGTTGAGCATTGGTGAGGCCAACCGACTGACCCTGACGACGAACATTTTGAGCCGACACGACTAGCGACACCGCCATATCCCTGGCGTCTGCTGCGGCAAGGATTCTGTCTAGTTCTTTGCTGGCAGCCCCATGCCCCCTTGCTCCCGTGGAGAGGATCAAGTCTATCTCGATGTCTCCCGCAAACTGCTCTCCATTGATATAGATCAGTTCGCCGTCGTTTTTGAGGGTGACCTCTACCCCGTCATCGTTGAGGTAGTTGAATCGGGTTTCGTTGTATCCCGCTTCGAGGAAGCGAGTCTTACCGTCCGAAAGTTCGTCTGCCAGATACGCCGCATCCGTCCTTTCTGGGGGGACGAATCTCTCCTGCTGAAAATATTGCTTGGCCTGTATGTCGAGTTCGTCACCTGTGCGCCCCCCTACAGACTCTCGGATAAGTTCCTTGGCCTGGGTCTGTAGGGCCACCGCGTCGTCATACTTATCCATCAAGAGGTATGGAACCTGATCCCTCACCTCGTTAAACGAATCAGCGTGCGGAAGCCTGAGCGCATCAGTTGGGTCATACACCATAAGAACAATGTCAGGAGTCCCCAGGCCGCCCTCATCTATTGGCCTCATATCCCAGCCCTCAGGACGGAAGTCTGGATTAAACTCCGCCCTGGCTACTGGGCGCCAGCCATGCCTGCCATAGAGGGTGGGCAGATGACCATTGATATCGAAGCCGTCGAGTGTTTCAGCGAACTTGCTTGCCTGCGAGAGAAGCCCGTTTATGTCTGCGGCACTGCCCGGCATCTTATGGACGCTTATCAGGTCTCTATCTGGAGTGACTACGAGCCCTGCGGTGGCGTCTCTGGCGAGGTAGATTCTGGTTTCTGGGTCGAGGTAGAAGGCTTGGTCTTTGACCTCGACGGCCTTCCCGAATCTGTGGGTTGCGGCGGTTTCGACAAGCCCGTCCCTGAAGAGAACTCCGGCTGTAGACTCAACGCGGAAGCCGCTCGTGCGTATGCGTCCCTCAATGACTTCTTCGCCATATCGTTCCTTCCAATCAGGGTGGTTTGTGAACTCGTCCACCCACCCTGCAAGGTCTACCTTGTTATCAGCAAGGAACTCTCCCTTGCCTTCGGTTCGCTGCTCCAGGCCGCCTGGGGCTACCTCGCTACTGTCCTTGAAAACTATCATGCCCTTGTCAAGGTTGAGGGCGTCATACAGTTCGTAGATGCCATCGGCTTCAGAGTCCGACAAGTGGAAGACTCTCTTAATGTCAGCCTTTTGAGATCCGGTGAGCCGCCTGTGTGGTGAGTTGTTGGCGTTCCTACCAGCCGCAGCCACTATGTCCTTGTCTGATAAGAGGAGTTTGTCGAACACGGTCTTCACCCTCGGGTCGAGCGGCGTAGAGAAACGGCCAGCGAATGCCTGATACACCCTCTTCATCGCCTTCATCAACTCTTGCATGACTCGTTTCACACCAGCACTGACGCCCGGTTGGAACTTGCCCTCGGCGACATACTGCTCGAACGCACGGGCAAACTTCTCCTCCATGGCTGTTGTCCACACTCGATCCTTGCCCTCAGCCAACGGATCAAGAGCCCTGCCGTCATTCGCCCACAACTCAAGGTCGTCCATATCCTGGTGGGTAACATCTCCCGCATGACGATCAGTAATCTTCGCCCTGGTAAGAGTCCTTAACCGAAGGGCGTGCCCAATCTCATGGACAGCGGTGGAAAAGTCGGCGCCCTGGAACCCTTTGATAACATCCTGGAGGTGAAGCGGGTCTAACTGGAAGACGCCCTTGGTGACGCTCGCCCCCCCCGCTTCGGCTGTCCCACCCTTGAGAAACTTCGACTCCACCAAGTCGATCATCTCTCGGCTCGCCCAGCCCTCTGATATCAACTTCTCTGGATCATGGATCTCCCTAGCGAGGTGTAGCACCCAGGCGGCGGGCCCCATATTGGCAACCTTTGTACTAACATCACCGCCCTGGTTGTTGTTATCCGGCGTCCGGGACGACTCAACGACTGCGGCAAACTCCCGCTCAACCGTTTCCCTTATGTCCGCCTTCAAGCCGTTAAGAAATGCCTCGCCCCTGAGGGCTCTCTCGCCTTCATCTCCGAAGGCAGTCAGTGTGCTCACGCCTGCCTGAACCTCAGCGCCAGCATCACGAATCTCATCGGAGTCCACTCGGGCAACCATGTCGTCAAGCATTTGCACAATAAGAGAACCACGATGCTGTCTTAGTGTGGCGGCATCCAGCACGGATTCCGCCGGAGTCGTGCCCCCAATGGCGTCCCTCATCGAGGTTTGAATATCTCGCTCCAGTGACAGCAGTTTCTCCTCAAACCCGTCGGCAACAACTTGCTGGTTATGAGCCGTGTCACTAGCGTCTCTGTGTTCTTGCAGCAGGTCTTTGATTCGGTTAGTGATACCGACCATATCAACGGCTTGACCATTGGCCTCGACCGCTTGGCCTGCTACTTCTGGCTTGAACACGGATAAGAGGCGCAAGCCATTATGAAGCCTCAACAAGTTAGTTGACTGGAAGAGGTCGTTCATTGCTTTCGTGACTTTCTCCACCTCGGCCCTGGGCAAGTTGTCTGGAATCTTCCCAGTCCCAGGGTCACGCAGCGCCTTCATTATGTCGTCAAAAGCCTCATACTGATCCAGCGTGCGCTGCATGAGTTCCAGTTGCACGGGGGAGGCGAGGTATCGGTAGATCGCCACCTTCGGGATGTGCCTCTTAGTGATCGTCTGCATGACCAGCCCAATGTCCTTAACAAGGAACGGCTCCACAAACTCATCACGGAGCAACAAGACCCTCTCGTGTAAAGAGTTCTGCGGGCCCATTCGACTAGAGGCCATGTCAGAGTTGATCGGGTCATTGATTATGTTGCGGATCACGGCGTGGATACGAGCGTCGTCTATGCCTATAAGATCAGCCAGCCTTTGTTCCAGGACGACCAAGTGCGCAGCGTCAGAGGCTGTCGAGCCGGGGTCAGCAACCAGTTGCCTTTGAACCTCAATCGACGCTACTAGCGATGGCTCGTCGGAGGCTTTCCATTCCTCGATCCCGGCACGAACAGACGCAAAGAACGCATCGTAGTGCTTCCTGATCTTCGTGGCGTCATACATCCTTGCCACATACATGGCTGCCATGCGTCGGGTCTGGCTGGAATCCAGTTTCAGAAGGCCCATGGACCTGAGGAGTTTCCCGGTGTTCTCGATGAACGGATCATATATCTCTTTGACCGCCCGCTCGACACCGTCAACTGCCGCCTGTCTAGCAGTCGGGTCTTCAATCTTATTGATTATGTCGTATACCGACCGTTCGGCCCCCTCTAGCCCTGAACTCTCATGGAACTCGTCCGCCAAATCTAGGGCACGAGGGGTCACACCGTCGTCCTCATAAGAGCGCACAGCATAAGAGTGGGCGAGGGAGCGCAGGTCTATCTCTGATACGCCAGACGACGCCTCGATCTCCCTGGCGAGTTTGGCAAGTTCTCCCACTAGCCTCAGGTTCATCACTTCCATGTACTGCGACGCTGCGTCCATTCCAGGACGATTAACACCGTGACCTCTGGACCCTGCCTCTTGAGTGAGTGCTCCACCAGAAAACAACTGATACATTTGCCGCCCGTAGTCGGTGACCTCTTGGCCCATTCTCGTGTTGGGACTCCAGAGCAGCCAGCGACCCACGAGGCGGCCCCAGAAGGTGTTGCCTTCGGCTAGGCCGACCAGTCTGGCCACCTTACTGCTTACGGTATTGGTGTCCGCATCGAGCCGGAGCAGGGCCTCATGCATCCTTTTCGAGATCAAGACTTCAGCAGGACTCGCAATGGCAGCATCACTAGTGGCGACTTCGGTCGCACTCTCACTCGGGGCAACTTCTTCTGACTGCGCTAACTCAGTTGGGGCGTCATCGTCATCCGCCGCCCTCGCTGCATTTTCCTCATCCACAACCCTCGCCACTGCTGCGTCGGCAGCCGCCCTTGTATCGGCACCGGGCGCCACCTCCACAAAGTCGTACTCGGCCTCTTTACCAGCCTCCGGCGCGAAGCCCTCGTCCATCGCCTTTCCGTCACTCTTTCTTATCCAGCCTGTTGCACCCGCATTAAACACCTCATTGAGCGTATTACCTGCTTCGTGTCTCACTGCCGCCGCCGTATTACCTGCAACTTCTTGTCCGAGCAAACTGGCCAAAGCCCCACGATAAGTCTTGCCTATGGCATAGAAGCCTCCTCCGAGAACGGCTCCGAACACGCCGCCTCCGACGATGCTCATCCAGGTTTCCTCCATGGTGCGGAGCGGTTGAGCCTTCTGAAGCACCATCTCGGAAACAGCCCCCGCTATCGCCCCCTCCAGGCCAGTGGCGAAAGCCGCTTGCTTGACCGTGGTCTTTGATAGAGCAACTCTCTGAAGCAGGTTTTGAGCGAGGCCGTGTGTCATATCGTCGCCAATGTGCGCCGCCGAGACGATTGCCGGGTGAGTTCTATGAGCGGCGATAAGAGCCGCCTTCTCAACCTCCGTTACCGCACGGCCCCCAGTTCCGGCAGCCACCTTGAAAGCACCCGCCCTCGAACCAGTCATGCCCAACCGGAAGGCGCGAGAGAGTGGCACCCAGTTCTCGGGGCTGGTCATTCCCACTGGGAGGTAGTACATGAGGCTCTCGAAGAAACCCAGGTTGTGGAGTATTTTCCTGTCCGCAAGATCCCGAGAGGCCCGCTTCGCCACCATCGAAAACTCGGCATAAGATTTCGCACTCGCCATTCTCGGGTACTTATCCACCATGCCCTGCAAGTGGCTCGTTTGGATCCACAACTGGTTCTTCTTTTGGGTCCAGTTGGGATCCGGCGCATAGACTTGGTAGTCCTGCGCAATCCTGCCTAGATTGTGGAGGATGTTCATGTCACGAAATGCAGCCGCGTAGGTCTCGCCAATCGTAGCCTTAGGGTTCCAGGCCGGGATAGGGTCGAAGCCTATATGTTTGCGAACTCGCCGCCGTGATTGATCCTGCTGGCTACTGACTACCATAAAGCCCCAGCGCCTCCACCATGACTCTCGTGCCTACATCCCCGGTCTTGCCAACCAACTCTTTGCTGAAGACCCGAGTCCATGCCCTCTCATACAACTTCTCATAGTCTGGATGCTCAGTCGTAAACTCGTAGAGGGACGAGTGCGAAGCCCAGCGCCGTCGATACTCCTTATCTTTCACGGTAGCGATTTGGTGAGCCTTCTCCGCTGCCTGCTGCACCCTCAAATGCAATGCCTCGTCACCACGAACTCCAGGAGGCAAACCCACCTCCTTGTTGACGCTAGCATACAGGGCTGCCAGCCCCTCAGAGATGGGCCATGGCTCTTCGGGGATGGGCTTATGCTGCTGGTCCAAGCGCTCCCACGGAGTTCTTCCAGAGTTCGGGCGAATCTGATGGGGTCCGGGCTTATAGTTTATGATCTCGGACTGATACTCTGGAAGTGTGTCGGGCATCAGGGCGGGGTCTGAGAAGGCCAGTTTCCCTAGCAGGCGAATAACCGCCCGGCGGTTATGCTCAGGCTCCGGGTGGACGCCCAGGCCCATCAGGCCAGCGTATTCCCCGTCCTTGCTGAGTTGTTTTTGCATCATGTGCATCATGTGATGGTTTGTGGTCTTGTAGTCTTTGAGGTTGATAAATATCGGGTCATTATTATGCGGCCAATCGGATCTACCCGTGCCCTCCTCGCCAGTCCTAACCACACGAAACACCCCATAAAGCGGATCCTTGGGATCTGATCCTCCTGCGGGCGCCAGGGAGATCGTCAACTCATTAGCGTCTTCGTCGGTCGTAAACTTGCTCCAGAACTCTCGTCGCGATGGCAAGGCAGCAATCAAGGATGCGTACTCCTCATTGTCGGGGACAGCGCCACTGCGAACCCTGGCACGCACCGCCTCCATTATCTCCATCTCAACCACCTCACCCAAGGAGAACTGAACTTGCTCGTCCTCCATATCCTTGGCACCATCGACCGGGGTGTCACGATAGTCTCCGTTTTGGTGAAAGGAGAGCCTGAGGGTCTCTTGCCCCAAGGACTCAACTCCGCCGAGACGAACTGCGGTCCCGCCAATAGTGCCCCATCTTGCTTCCTGAATCACTTTCGAGGTGATCTCGGAGGCCCTGTTCTTAAACCAGACAGGGCTAGGTCTTGCCTGATGACTTTTGAGGTAAGCCACAACATCCTGCTGGAGCCTCCCATAGATCGCTTGTCGATCTTCTAGCCGCAGAAACCTCGTTGCCCTCATGGAGTCTGCACGAACATCAGGCTCGCCCCTCCAAGACCCCCTGAATAGGTTGCCCGGATTCCACGATCCCACCACATTCTCCATCTTGGGTGCCCCGTTTGCTTGCAGCATATAGCCTTGAAAAAAGTCCAACTCTTGCCCAGTCAGAAGTGTCAGCAGTTCCTCCGCCCGCTCCCCTGTAACCCCGGCGTCCTCCCAGTCCCTGCGAAAATCAACCGCAGTCATATCACCGGAGTACAACTGGAATATTTCGGCGTAAGCCTTCTCATCCTGCTCTTCGTCGGCAATCATTTCACCCCCTCCCAGGCTTTGACCATGTCGCCCCATGCGTCCTTCTTGAACCTGCCGTCCTTCACGGCCTTATTGTATGCCTTGATCCTGTTTCCTATGGAAGTGCTCGACCAGAGGGGCCCGGTTATAATCTGACGGTTACGGTCAAAAACCCTAGTCTGCCCCGGAATAGTTGCCTCAGGCTTGGACCTTAGATCCTCATGTTTGTTCTCCTCTAGGCTGTTAATAACACTCAGCCAGATCAACCGCTCGGAAGAGTCATCCGCAGCCGCCAGAGTCCTTGCTTCGAGGTACTCGGCCAGCATGAATGGAAGACCATCGGAGCCAGTAAGTTCCTGCATATCTATAAGTTTAGCGCCAAGGTCTTTACCTTGCTGGATGTAACCCCGATCAGTCAGCCTTCGCCCGCCCCCCTCGACCGCCTTGGAAGTCTTATTGCTCTGCCGCAACTCCATGCCCAACCTTGTCGAGAAGGCAGCGAAGTCATTCACAAGCGCCACGGCCTCTGGGCCGCCCGTAACCGACGCCATGCGCAACGAACCTCTTAGGGTTTGATTTTGCTTTGCATCAAGAGGAGCGCCGTTAAGAAACCCGATCTGAATCCCCCTGGCGTCTACGCTACGGGCCACCGCCGCAGTCGCTAGGAGCGTCCTCTCCTTAAGGTCTTCCCGCTCATCGTCCGTATACCAAGACTGCACCCTTGGGTTCTTCTCTAGCAAGCGGTGGTATTCCTGAAGAGCATCAATATAGGGGCCAGGATCAGGGGCGTCGAACGCGAGCGGCGCAGTGAGGGACTCTCCGCCCGACTGGGCAAGCGCTTGTTGTCTAGCAAACTCTTCGCCGCCCATCTCGGCGGCCATCACCCTGGCGTCTTCAAGAGACCTTTCGATTATGCCGTCCTTTGAGTTGAGGATGGTGACAAGAAGATCGCTCGCACGGTCCATGGTCGCCGCCACCGTCTCTGGATCGACTCCCATGTCTAACAGACTCTTACGAAGTCCGCCCTCTTCTGCCGTTGCCTTGATAGCAGACACCGCTCCTTGCAAGTTCTTCGACCCAGCCTCCACCCAAGCCAGCACCGAATCAGTGGTGGCACCATCAACCTTCTTCATGTATTCCGTCGAAGAGATCGTGCTATCCTCGTCCATATACGAACGAGCCAGCGCTACCTTATACCCGTATGGACTGAGCAGGGCCTCGAACTCATCCGCACTGAAGTTTGTTCTTCCTACCTGGAAAATCTTATCCCGTACTTCGGCGGCGCCCTCGTCCAACTCAGTCATGAGTAGTTTACGCACCTGGGCAGCGGCCTCAGCCCCTGCTGAAACACCCACCACCTGCTTAGTCAACTTCAAGGCGCTTCTTATCTGACTAGACAGTTCTGGGAGTGCAAGGCGGTCATTGATCGGGGCAATCGCCGCACTCACTAGGTCGGCATGGAGTTGTGCGGGATCACCGTGCTCACCAAACCCGTCATAGGCCTTGACGCGCCACTCCAAAGCCTCAATCCCCATACGCTGCTGCTCGACCTTGAACCAATCCTCGTCCGCCTCGTCCTGCTGGCGCTGGAGGTTCTTGCCAGCCTTCTGCACCCCCTTGAACAGGGCGCCCAGACCAGCGCCAATGCCGGGCCGTTGTGCCGCCTCATACACAGCCCGTGGGTCCGCCTGCTCCGCTGCCCACAACTGAGTGCGATAGCGGGGCGTGGCTGTTGAACCTTCTCTTGTTGGGCGGCGCATCTTCGCCATCTCTTATGTCCAACCGAAGTAGTCAGAGGTGGGGCCGTAGTTTAGCCCGGAAGTGCCATCTTGCCCAGCCCCCCAGGCGCTTGCTATCTGCCCGCCAGCAGAGAGCACGGAGTTTGTGAAGTTCGCAGAGTTCGCGTTGTACCGCCCCTGGAGTGTGTTGCCTGCCTGCTGCGTCATGTTGAATGAACCCTGCATAGCCCTCGCAATATCCAGCGCCCCCATCCTGCCGCTGCCCTCTGCCGTGGCGCCTCCCACCGTCCGGCCAAGGGCCCACGCTAGGCTTTGACCCCCCATGAGCGCGTCCCCTAGCCCTTGAGAAATCTGGGCCACATCGCCCTGCCTCTGAGCCTTGATCCGGGCAAGTTCGGCCCGGTGGGCAGCACGAGCGGCATTATCTCCGTGCTTCTTGGCCTGATAGCCCGAGACCGCAGAACCGATTGCCATGGCGGCGCTAAAAAGACCCATTATCCACCCCCGCCCATATTCAGCATTGCTATCCCGCCCTCTTTCCGTATTCCCCGGTCCTCAAAGCCCAACCATGAAAGCCACCGCTGGGTCTTTATGTCGTCCTCCGGCACATGAACTACAAGATCCTCACGAAGATCTTGAAGGATGCCAGAAAGGACGGCGGCGGCACCTTCGAGATGCTCATCTGCCGCCACATCGACAAGTCTCATAGCAAACCTGCAATACTCTACAAGATGATCCTCAACCAATCCTATACTGGGAGCACTCCACAGTTCAATACCGTCATCAACTGCGACAACCCCTATACACGCTTCCACCACTCCATTTCTGATACGAGTAATGGCATATCCCTCTTGTGCAAACTCCTCGCATTCATGAGATCTATCTGCGCTAGGAATGAGCCTTCCTTTGAGCAACCATAGGTCACCAGTCTCGTACTCTCGATGGCGCAGTTCCACCACCGTCTTAGTCTCCATAACTCACCTCCATGTTCACAGCGCACACCTCGATCTGGTAGGGCGCTGTCTGGGTCACGGTTATGGAGGGCTGATTGCCGTAATCTCCGATAACAGGCACGCTCACCCACCCACCAAATGTGGGGACCGCTGCACTAGCAGGCACCCCAGGAACGGCGTCCATGGCATAGCCCTCAACAATCAACCCACGAGCGTTCTGCACATACACCAGTATTCGGCTGATGTTGCGGCGGTGCCCGTGGGTGGTCCCCCTCCCCACATCGGTCTCCTGGATACACGGCTCAATCTTATAAGAGACCGCCCTCCCCACAGTCAGCGAGGTGGGCATGGCGACCATTCCCAGGTTGCTCACATCCACACTGCCACCACCATAGGACAAGGTGACATCCCCGTAATACACCCCGTCAGCGACCACCTGGACCGTCTGCCCGGTCAAGGTGACAATGGTCAAGTGGTCTGGAGCACCACCAACATCAGTGAGCACATCAGTTAGGGCGGTTCCGGTGTAGGTGTTCTCCTGATCCATCGTGTATATCTCGCCAAAGGACTCGATGCTTCGGTATGTCTTGTCTGACTGCCCCCCTACTGCCCCCCCGCCGAACTTCCTCTGGATAACAGCCCAGACATTGTCATGCGATGTGCCTTCTGTTTGGGTGGGACGGGAAGAGATCCAGTCCACCGCATCCGGTGCACCCGTCTCCACTCGGCTCCACCCCATTACTTCCGTGCTAGGCTTCCAGTTCAGCACCCGTAGTTTTCCTGACTTGGTTCTTACCCAGACCAGAATGTCCGGCGAGGTGGTGACGACCAACTGCGCAATCGACTCGTTAATAAACAGGTGGTCAGCCAAGTCAGTGACATCGGCAACATCGTAGGTGTCCTGCATATCGCTGTAGGTGGCCATATAAAGGCTTCTGCCATCACGGGCAACATATAGAGTGGCGGCTCCCAGTCGAGCAGGCATGACCCGGCTGCTTCCATAAGAGGATGTCTTGATAAGAGCCGCCGTGGTTGGGGAGATTGGTGCGCCATTCACCCTGTACTCTGCTCGATCACAGCCGACGAGGAGATCCCTGTTGGAGTCAACCCATTGAATCGGGCCTCCGTCACGGGCTATGAGGCCAAACCCATCGACGACATCCCCGTTTCTTTGGGAGAAATCCAGCGGCGCGCCCACCCGGCTCACCACGAGGTTCTCGGAATAGAGTCCAAGGCCAGCGGTGGGGCCAATAAAGCCCCCCAGCACTGCCCGGCCCTGGTGGGTGGCGCCCACGGAGGGGAACCCCACTCCCTCGCTCATGCCGAACCCGATATTGAAGGTGGGGCCAATGTAGCCACTTCCGTCAATATTGACGACTTCGTATCCTCGCCACCCCTCCTGAGACTCCGTGCCCGTCACTGCGACAATCCCGTCCGCGATGAACACGGTGCCCCCTCGGGTGGCCGCGCCATCGGCGCCGTCAAAATGAGTCTCGTGGCCAGTGGGGAGCCACGCCTGCTTTGTAGACCAAATCGGTCCATCCGAAGAAAGCGTGGACCGCATATAGTAGTCCCTCTTCACCCCCTTTCTCGTCCCCATTACTTTGTGACTGACCTCGTCGCCGACGACGCCGCCTCTTATCACTCTGACCGTGACACTGTTTCCAGAACCAATGGCAATGACCATTGCAAACAGATTCCCGGTCTGGCCAACCAAGAGGCTGCCGATCAAGGCCGTGGTGGGAGTGGTGGGCCAAGTTACTACCTGCGTGGTATTGGTGTAAGGAGGAAGGGTGGCCCAAGTGATGGCCAAGAGCCCAGAGGTTACAAATGGCCCGCACCAGTCCAGTGAGTTGTTTCCGGGCTTATTAGCAGGCCCGTTTGAGTCTACATGGCTATAGTCAACCATGGTAGGCGACAGGTACTTGGTAACCTTCACCCACTCGGAATAAGAACTCCCAGGCTTGGTTCCGCCCACCCGCCAATAAGAACCCAAGTCCTCTGGCACAAACAAGTCGGAGGTGGCAGTGATCTCGGAATCGCCAGTGTTCACTAACAGGGCAATGGTGTTGCCCTCTACATGAACCCGTGGGGAGGTGTCTATGAATGGCGCTACCTCATACTTCCAGGTCTCAGCCGTTCCTATCACCGTCCGCTCCAGCACCAGAGGAGGGTGCGCCGGGTGGAGCAGGAACAACTTATTCTCCATCTGGAAATACTGAATGTCTTGCAGTTCGGATTCCTGCGGCGGGGGGCCGTCAGCCTTCAACTTGTAGAAGGTATTGTACTTCGTGTTGTCTGCTGGAGAGACCGCCGGGATGGGGCCGTGCGCTTGGTCGTCAGCGAACCCGATGTAGGAGTAGCCCTCCAACACCTTCAGAGTGGCCAGGGTGTCAGTCTCGGCCACCTTGGTAAGAACCACCATGTACTTGCCGCCCGTTGTGGTCTCGTAGGGAATGGCTATTGCCTCGCCACCGAGGAGGTCCGAGTCCAGGACGCCCGGCTGGTAGTCGGAGAACTTGACGAAACGGCTGCCGTAGCGCTTCTGGGCCGCGCCATAGGCTGTTATGAACGCATTGAGCATCGTCTTGGCGCCGCTTTGCACCTGGGGGAGGCTCGCCCTTGGGAAGGCGCGAGGACTCATTTCCCCAGAACTAAAACTCTCCTGGACCTGCCATGCCATTAGTACCTGCTATCGAGTATTGGTGTGGTCTGGAATATCTGCGGGGTGCCCTCTTGTCCGTCCACCCCCTTGGCGTCCATGAGCGCCTTGTCTGCTCTCTCCTGAAGGAGCGCAATATCCTGTTGAGACTTGCCGAAGTTGGGGGCGGCATGGGCCGCCAGCGCCACTCCCATTGCCCATTTCGTCATCGGTGATAACAGGTCAATGTTGGCGTTACCCACATCAAACATATATTCCAACATGACAGTCCCCTCGTCAGTAAGAAGACAGCGCTTGAGGAGGCCATCGGCGTTCTCCACCACCTCGATCTCAAAGAGATCGTGACCGCCCGACCGACCGCTGGAGCCGTAGTTATGAGAGTCGGGCTGGAGTTCCTTGCCGTTGATCCTGAAGGCCCGCACATAGTCGTCCGGCAGTGAATAGGCGTGGCTCCACCTGTCGCCTGCGGGGGAGGAGACAAACTCCACCAGTTTCTTGGTCCTCTTGGCGCCGTTCCAGGCGTGATCCGCTAAGAACATCACACGGAAACCACCGTCCCACACAGCATTCAACAGGTTGGCCTGCGGGCTGCCTTCGCCCGTGGTCTGGACCACCGTAACGCCTAGCACGGTCAATGCCGTGTTCCATACCTCTTCTACGCTCACGAGTTCTCCGTCCGATAACAACTCCGGTGCCACGCTGCCAGCCCCATCAATAAGAGCCAACTCATCCAACAACAACCAGTTCAACTGGGCGGGGGCGCTACCCTTGCCATCTATCATAGCCTCGGCGTCCCAAGTAGATCCAGAGCCATCCCCGGATGACCCCCCGGATGACCCCCCACTCATGGGCACCACAACATCCACGATAACCATCGGACCAGCACCGTCAGCGCCTGCGTCCCCGGCACCACCCGCATCTATCACTAAGTCATGCCCAACCACTATGACCGTGCCGCCTGTTATGTGAGCAAGAACCTCCTGCGTGATCTGGCCGTAGGCAGTGGCCCCCGTCACCGCAGCGACAACGCCCTCCCCGTGCAGTTCCGTACCCGTGGCACCAACAAGAGCCACCTCTAGCGCCATGCTCGGTTGCACCGTTGGCGGAGCCACACCGATGGCTGAGTGCGCCACAACGCTCTCGGTATGCGTGACGGCTCCGCCCGTGGTCTTGGTGGCCACCGTGGCGTCACTTGCCGTTGCGCTATCAGAGGCGGTTGCGCTCTTGGTGGCTACCGGGCGTTCCGCTACCGCTGCGTCGGAGGCTGTGGAGGAATCGGCGGCTGTTGCGCTCTTGGTTGCGGCAGGCCGCTCAGTTGCCACCGCGTCCGAGGCAGTGGCTGAGTCCGAAGCCGTTGCCGCCTTCGTGGCGGCTAGCCGCTCCGCCAGGGCTGCGTCACTTGCGGTGGCGCTGTCGCTGGCTGTTGCATCGGTGCCGCCTGCTGTGCGCTCCGCTACTACTGCGTCGGAGGCTGTGGCTGAGTCTGAAGC